ATTTATGGATGTAGTTAAATTTATTATATGGAAAATAACAATAATCAAAATTTGACCGTTTGGCAAAGATTAACCCAAGCCTTCGGTCCTTACTCATTATTAGGTCAAGATTATCCGACCTACAAATACGATAAGACAGAATTACTAAAAACAAATAGTAAACAACAATACGAGAAGGAAAAACTCCAAGCTCAACAAACATTCTACTTATCCAATCAATGGACTAAGATTGAGAATAATTTATATACCCAAGCAACTTATTACGAACCAACAAGATTAGCATCATTCTATGATTTTGAATCTATGGAGTATACCCCCGAAATATCCGCAGCGTTAGATATCTATGGTGAGGAATCTACCACGGTTGACCAAAATGGTAATATGTTACAGATTTATTCTGAATCACAAAGAATAAAATCAATACTATCGGATTTGTTTAATAACAATTTGGATATTAACACAAACTTACCAATGTGGACAAGAAATGCTTGTAAATATGGTGATAATTTTGTTTATCTAAAATTGGACACTGAAAGAGGTGTTGTTGGTTGTATGCAGTTACCGAACATTGAGATTGAAAGATTGGAGATGGGTATGGCGTCAAAAACTACCAATACCGAACAAGACCCAAGAAATACAGGATTGAGATTTAAATGGAAAGCCAAGGATATGGAATTCAATTCTTGGGAGATTGCTCACTTTAGATTATTGGGGGATGATAGAAAGTTACCTTACGGTACGTCTATGTTGGAAAAGGCGAGAAGAATTTGGAAACAATTATTGTTATCTGAGGATGCGATGTTAATTTACAGAACATCAAGAGCACCTGAAAGAAGAATGTTTAAGATATTCGTAGGTAATATGGACGATAAGGATGTGGAACCGTATGTTCAGCGTATGGCAAACAAGTTCAAGCGTTCTCAAGTTGTGGATAATAACACAGGTAATGTTGATATGAGATTTAACCAAATGGCGGTTGACCAAGATTACTTCATACCTGTTAGAGATGCCGCCGCCCCTGACCCAATTACAACACTACCCGGAGCAACTAACTTATCGGAAATTGCCGATATTGAATATATCCAAAAGAAATTACTTACCGCATTGAGAGTTCCTAAAGCCTTTTTAGGTTTTGAGGAGGTTGTTGGTGACGGAAAGAATTTATCTTTACAGGATATTCGTTTTGCGAGAACTATTAATCGTATTCAAAAGAGTATGTTGGCTGAGATGAATAAAATCGCCATCATACATTTATTTCTTTTGGGTTTTGAAGATGAATTATCTAATTTTACATTATCATTAACTAATCCATCCACACAAGCCGATCTATTAAAGGTTGATGTGTGGAAAGAAAAGATTCTATTATATAAAGATGCGGTTGCTGGTATTGAAGGTATTGCTCCTGTGTCACAATCTTGGGCTAAGAAACATATCTTAGGATTCTCTGACGAAGAGATTAGATTGGATTTACAACAACAAAGAATTGAGAAAGCGGTTGCCGCTGAACTTACAAATACACCAACAATTATTGTTCACACGGGCATATTTGATAATATTGATAAATTATACGGACAACAAACAGGAACAACCGCAGCATCTGCTGCAGTTCCACCACCACCTCCTGGCGGAGATATGGGAGGAATGGAACCACCACCAATGGGTGGAGAGGAAGGTGGAGGTATCGCACCGCCACCTCCAGGACCAACTCCGGGTGGAGAAGCGGGGGTAACACCTGAATCTTCAAATAGGGATAATGTGAATATATTATTAGAAAATAGTAGTTTGGTGTCTGAAAGCGAATATATAAATTTATCCAGAGCTAAAAATTCTTTAGGTGAAATGGAGGATGAATTGAACAGATTGTTAAAAGATTGATATTTATATAAAAACATTTAAAGAGATGGTAAAATTTGGTATACTAAAAACGAAAATTGAAGCTCTATTATTAGAGTCATATAGTAATAACACATTTAAGAATGAAATAAAAACATTCAATAAATTGGTTCTTGGTAATAAAAATATTTCTAAGTTATTTTATCTATATGATGAACTAAACTCTAATAAGGGTTTAAGTGAGAGTATTGCTAAAGAATTCGTATTTGAATCCATTACACTATACGAAAACTTGATTAATAAAGTCCAAAATAAGGACATTAAATTAATTATGGATTGGGTATCTAAAACAAAGGCAAGTAACCAATACGAACATATTGATAATTTATTGGGTAGATCAGATGATGTTTTAAATTTAGAGAATAAAATTAAAAACAAAAAAATAATTGTAGAAAATTTACAAAAAGAACCTTATTGTGAAAATAATACAAATATTAACATACCAATAAATTCAATGTTAAACATCGCAAATAAGTCATATTCAGAGTATATTAGTAACCTTACCGAATCGGAGCAAAAAGAGGTTATAGGTCTATTAAAAATGGATGAATCAACATTAGAAAGGACATTTAACGAGTTGAGAGATGATGCTATTGTTAAACTAACATTATTAACGGTAAATGAGGGTGATGAGTCGGTTAGAAATACCATTAATGAAACAATAGATAATATTAAAATCAAAACTCCAGATAGGTTAGAATTAGTTAAATTGCGTTCATTAATTGATAAACTTTAATTTTTTGACAAAATAATAATATTAACCTATAATTCCTAAAACAATAAACATATCAATTATGGAATTATGAAGAAGGGTAAAACCTCAAAATTAGTCGGTTACAAATCATCAAAAATTAATTACGGGACAGTAGATTCAAAACATCTTAAATCACTTTACATTAATATACAATCTTGGGTTGAGCCGAACGACGATTACGAAAATTGGACAAGAATTGTCCTAAATATGTCAAGAGCCGTAAAACACGCAATCTACGAGACAATCAACAGGGAGATATTCGATGAGAATTTTATAGTTGATTTAGATTTAAGAACAAGTGGAATACAATACAAAAAAAGGTCTTTTATGAATTTAGAAATAAATTTATTCTTAATGAACGAAATTGATTTCAAATCACCCGAACTTAAAAAATCCATTAAAGATATAGTTAACTCAATACACAATGATGTGTTCAAAGGTAATGAATATTTTAAATTTCACGTTAGTAAAAAAGACAAATCTGTATTAGTTGAGGCATAAATATAAAGTTCGCGGTATTTATTGTTAAAATAACATATGAGCGAATATAGAATTTTAAAAGGTAACGAATCAGGTAAGAAAGGTATTCTTATTGAGGATGACGCAGGATATGTATCACCAAGAGAGTTCGGCAACCAAGATATATTAAAAGAATCAAAAGGTTTTCTTGATCATAGTAAACCTTTTGAGTTCTACGCCGTACTACAAAAATACGACACACCAAACAGAAATGGTAGATCATACCCCGAAAAAATATTAAAAAGAGAAGCTGAGAATTATAAAAAATTAATTCAAAAAGGAACATCTTTATCAGAGTTAAATCACCCCGAATCTTCTTTAATAGATTTAGACAGAGTTTCCCACATTATTACTGAAGTATGGTGGGAGGGTAATGTCTTAATGGGTAAATTAAAACTATTAACCACACCAGGATTCCACGAAAGGGGTGTTTGTTCATCTAAGGGTGACTTAGCTGCAAATTACCTTAGACAAGGCGTTACATTAGGTATATCTTCAAGAGGAGTCGGTTCACTTAAAAAAGTTGGTGAACAAAATGAAGTTCAGGATGATTTTGAATTAATTTGTTTTGACTTAGTATCATCACCATCAACACCGGGAGCATATCTATTCTCAAATCCTGACGATAGAATGAAGTATGATGAGAACTTAGAGGAAGAGAAAAAAATGTCAGTTGAAAGACAAGTTGGTGAAACAGGAAATAAGTCATTAGATTTAATGAGAAAATTGTCCGATTATTTGGGTGGATGATTGTTATTAATGTCGATAGAACTTGACAAATTATAATTTAATAACGACATTTATAAAAAAATAAAAATAATTATGGACGAGAAATATTTTGTGGCTAAAATCACTTATGAAATGCCTGACGAACAAACCGGTAAGGTTAAAAAAGTTAGAGAAGAAAAATTGATTAATGGGTATAACCCAACAGATGTTGAGGCTAAGGTAACTAAACGTTATGAAACATTCACGTTTGATTGGCGAATCACCTCAATATCAGAAAGTAAAATTGATGAGGTTATTGATTAATATTTAATGAACTATTTTAAAAAGGGGAACTAACGTTCCCCTTTTTTTTTGTTTTTTTTTACGATTTAACTATAATAAACGAATTTTTACTGAAATGGTAATATTTATATAGAAAAATTAGCACTAATGGCAAAAGAAAAATCTTTAGTTGAAGACGCTCTTCTACAAATGAGAAATTTGGAAGAGGCAGTTTCACAAAACGCAAAAGGAATACTTGCATCTACAATGAAGCAAGAAATCAAAGAATTAGTAAAAGAATCTATCGTATCTGAACAAGATGACGAGGAGATTGACACAGAAGTTGACATGGATATGGATTCTGATGAAGAAGAGATGGATATGGATATGGATTCCGATGAGGATGAAATGGAAATGGACATTGACTCTGACGAGGATGAAATGGAAATGGATACTGATATGGATATGGATATGGGAGATGACGAAGTTATCGATCTATCAGATGAAGACAGTATCTCAGATGAAGAACTATTAAAGGTTTTCATGGCGATGGGAGAAAAAGACGGTATTATCGTTAAAAAAGACGATGACCAAATTCATCTAACAGACGAAAACAAAGATTCTGAATATCTAATCCAAATGGGTGAGTCCGAAGAAGAAGAGTATGAAATGTACGAATCTGATGAGGAAGAAATGGAAGAATCTTACGAAGAAATGGATGAATCTGATGATGACGACATCGACAGTATTATATCAAAAGTTTTTGACGAAGGTGAAACAGTTGACGTGGACGATGAAGAAGTTGTCTATGAAATTGAAATGGATTCTGACGAAGAAGAAATGTCTGAACAAGAAGACGAAGAAAATATGTTTGGAGAAGAAGACGAAGAAGAAATGTATGAACAAGAAGATGAGGAAATGCAAAACGAATCAATGAAACCAAAAATTGGTA